TGGCACTTATTGACGCTGCGGCTTGTGCAACAATAGCCGCAATGTCAATCGCTGAACCAATGTTATTACTAGCTATGAGCGCTCTTCCTACTCCAAACATTGCAGGATTGAAAAGACCTAAAGCTGCTGTGGTAGCTCTGATTGAAGCGTTTGAAGATCTTGTATTTATTATAACTTCGCCTATAGCTGATGCTTTTTCTGCTATGATAGTAGCTATTTGTAATGCTTTGTTTTCACCAGCCAAACTTTCTAATATGGAACTTATAGACCTAATAGAATCTACTGTTCTGAAAGCAGTATCTATTTTCATTTGCTCAACTACTTCTGTAGCCATAGCAATCATTCTTTGTCTCTCAAGAAATTCTTTAGAAAAGTCGTCAAATTCTTTCAGACCTTTCTTGCCTACTTCTACAAGTTCTTCTTGTGCTTGTTTTCTAATTCTAAGTTGTTCTACAGTGATTCCTAACATTTGAGCTTCTATAATCTCTAACATTGTAAAATCATCTTCTAAGAAGCCCTTTAATTGCTTTGCTCGTTTTCTTCTAGCAGACTTAATTCTACCAGAAGACTCTTCATCGTCAATTTCGCCACCAGAAACTATTGTTGCAGTCAAAGAATTAATACGCTCTATAATAGGCTTTGCTTCTTCTTCAACTTCATTAGAAAAAGACTCAAAAGTATTTTTTATTTCATCTGTTGTTTGCTCTCTTAAAGCAGGTGAAATTTGTCCAATTAAAGTTGTTTCTCTAGCAGTTGTTAAAGCAACACCTTCTTCTTTTAAAAGTTTAGTAATAGCTTTAAACCTTTCTTCTTCGTCTTTAATTAGATTTATATTCTCTATTTTACCTTGTAATGCAAGAATTTTTGAATTTTCTCTTACCAAATTATCAATCTCAATTCTAGCGGCTTGAGTTAATATGTATCTATTTATTTTTTCTCTTACTATATCTAAACCATTGCCATATGCAAAATCTTCTTTTTTCAAAGTTGGCACTAACTTTATAAGTTCTTGAGTTGCAACAATTCTTTCTTTTTCAGTAAGATTTAATGTTTCAAGAGAATTTACATAAGAGTCTATCACTACAACTTTTGCACTTAATTCGTCTAGTGATTTACTTAAACTTTCTGTTCCTCTTTTTGCTGCTCTGGCTCTTTGTGCAAAAGTTTCTAACAATGCTATAACTATTTGAAAACCTAGAATAATACCTAGCGGCCCTTTAATTTGTCTACCTAATATTTGAAAAGCATTACCTACACCCCCTGTTGAAGCTATTAAAGTGGTAAATAGTGTCGCTAATTGTGACAAGTTATTTGTTATCGCAGTAATTCCAAAAGGTAAATCTGAAATCGTTCTACCAAGTTCTACAAGAGTTGCTCCTGCAAGACCTGATTTGTCTACTTGTTTTTTCTGAGCTTCAGTTAATTGTTTTGTAGCTGTAGTTGTTATATCGGTAGATCTTCTTACATTTTTTAATTGTTTGTCTACTTCACTTAAAGATACGCTAACTCCATTTAATCTTGCTTGTGCTTTTCCGTCAACAAGTTCTATCTCTATTAAATATTTACTTTTTGCTACTGCCATCTTTTGTGTTTTTTAAATGCTTCTTTTAATGTTTTGGGTGCTTGATATTTACCTTTGGCAATGTCAATATAAGGAGACACACCATAGTAATCATCTAATTTCAATAAATCTAAAATATGCTTTATCATTCTATTACTGTGTTTAATAATTCTATTTGACTCTCACCAGTATTTAAATTTGTTGTTATACTATTTATTTGATGCTTTCTTCCTTTATATATAAACTTATCTGCTAGTGTATAGTTTAATAATATCCTTAAAGGGAGAAAGGCTTTGAGTTTAATGATACGATTGCTTCTTGTAAATGTTTGAGAAATATAAGATGTATAGTATTGACTAAAGAGCGTATCTGTAAAAAGTAAAGCATTTCCTATATCTTCCTTTATAGCATACTCATTATTTTCATTCTTAAAGTTTATATTCTTTTTTCCATTGGTTGCTGTTGGGTCAAAAGATATTGAGTTGCTAGGCATATTTACTGAGCCATTGATTTCTTCAACAGTGTTAAATGTACCTGATGAAGAAATACTATCTACAAAAGATATTGGATTTGCAGATACAGAAGTATATACTGGATAAAACAAAACAGGGTCGCCTATGTAAGCATCATAATCTCCTGTAGTGGTATCAAAATTATCATCAGCAGAATATCCCCACTGAATTACTGTTGTGGTATCATCATTTAAATTAAGCAGTCTTTCAAACTTCATATGTCCAAAAGGTGCTTCTACTTTATAAATATTACCAGCTAAGTTTGTATCTGGTTTGTTGTCAAAATTTTCACTTGATTTATTATACTCTTCTTCACCCCAAACAAGCCCAAAGGCTTGGTTGTGTTGTTTTGCAAGAAGTGTACCTGTGTCTTTATAAGTAAGTTTCACTTCTCTGTAAGGTAACGCTGAGTCAGAAGTATTTTGCGTTGAGTCTACAAATTCATCTATGGTGTATGGGTTGCCAGAAGATTCTTTGTCTTTATAAAACTCATCTAATGTGTCTACATATATTGTACCATCGGACTCTACAAAAGCCGTAAGATTAAACATTTTAAAAAGACCTGTTAAGAAATCTATAACACCCATATCAGGTATTTGTTCTGTTATCACAAATTCTGTTACAGGAGAAATGGTTATTGTTCCAGTAGGCGGAGATCTAAACACATCTGTATTTGCTCCTGATTCTGGTTCTGTATAATCAATCTCCCATTGTAAAGCAAGTGTAATACTTGTAGAAGTAGTTACAAAAACCTGATAAGTAGAGCCTTTTTGTATGTCTGAGCTACTTAAAGTAATTGTGCTATTTCCTGAAGCAACATTGTTCACATAAATGCTTGAACCATCTTTTTTAATTTCAATAGCAAAAGTAGCAGAAGCACTTATAATTTTTAACTTCATAGCACTTATAATTACAGAATCTTCAGTAGTTAATTCTAGTGTAGAAGTGTTCACCATAGTTCCTGCTTCTCCTTGTCCAGCTTGCCAACCATCAACCAAAGCAGCAGTGGTAGCTTCAGAAGTTGCACCTTCTAAGTAACCTTTCTTTCTATGAAGCCACATAAATAAATTAAAAAAAGAAGGATTGCTGTCATCAAAGAAATCATTACTAAATGTTATCTGACTATATTTTGCTTCTATCGCTTCAATAATTCTTTGTACACGAATAGCATACTTTAAATTATCCCATCTTACTCCGTGTTTATGTCCAGAGTTTTTAAAATATATGTTACCTACATTTGCTAAATTCTCTCCACTGTTGTAATACAATCTTTGGCTATGAGTAAGTAATGGCACAATTAAATCATTTGCTGCGTTGCTAGAATCTTTTATAAGAAATTCTTTTATGCCATCATTTGTGCCATCATTCTCTGCAATGTATTTTTGACTTAAAGTATTTAAGTCAGTTAAGTCAGCCAATTTATCGTCACCTATTATGTTTTTAAGTGTTACTGTTTCGCCAAAGAAAGTAATTCTATAAGCAAAAGGTTTGTTGTTTTTTAAATCTACCCCTTCTAATTTAACGAATCCTTTTTTGAAAGGTATGTTATTTATTTCTATTCTTGCTTCTACAAAAATCCTAGCATCAAACCCATCAGATATATCTGCATTGTAAAAGTGTTTGAATAATTTATTATTTGTTTTTGAAGCAGGTACAGAAAAAGATTGAGAGAACTCTGTAAATACTTTTGCAATATCTCTTACTTCTTGTATAGTATCTGTAATAGATATTGTTTCATCTTTAAACAAGTCAAGTCTTGTAAAGACTTGTACTTGAGATAAATCTTGAACAAATATTTGAGTGGTTCTTTTCACTATCTAATATTATTTATTTTATCAAATGCCATATCAAACTCAATGGTGTATTGCGTTAATCTGTCATTAACGCTAGTCTTGTAGGTGACCGATTTTGTTCTAGGTATTACAGGAGTAATTAATTCTTGGGCATCTGTTATTCTTGTCATCCAGTGTTGTTCCGACAACATTAGTTCTTCTATAACTTGATTGTTGTCATCATTTAAGTAGTCTGTGTTTAAGACAATTCTATCGTTTCCATTGGTTTGAAATAATTGTTTCTGATGCTGATAAGTTTTATATGAAAGTGTTGATTCGCTGAATATTGACCTTTTGTAATTTTCTGATGTCACTTCTGTTGATTCCACAGACTTAAGTGTAAAAAATAAATCTTGTAAAACACCAAATTTATTTACAAAGGTAATTTTTACTGGCTCGTATTTTGAGCAACTAAAAGTTTTTACCTTTAATACTTCTGTACCGCTAGCTGAGTTTATATATACTTCGTCTACTTCTCCTGCATCTATAGAATCTAAAAAATCATCAAGCAAAGTATTGTCTTCAAATGTACCGCCATCTGCTAAAACTCTTTCTTTATAAGTATCTAATTGGTCGTTTCCAAACACATCTACATATTTCACTTGTGCATTTGTGTTTGTGCTTGAAGATATTGCTACAGTTCTTACTACTTCATTGTTGTTTAAGAAAGAAACAGAACTGGTGTCTTCGGTAAACACAGGAACTCTAGTATTAAAGTCATCTACCCTAAATATTGTTTTGTTGGACTGTAGTAAAGTTCTACTCAGTTCTGGATTTACTCCTTCTTCAAAATAACCATAACCATCAAAAGCAACATAATCACTGTTTGCGTTTTCTGTACTTGCATCAGTTTTTGTTATCACAATGTCAGCTTCCACCCAACGTACTGGGTCTATTTCTGGAGAAGAAGTGCTTTCGTAGTCTCCGCTAAATTCTATATCTAAGTAATCTCTAACAAGTTCTGATATTTCAAATACAACAAAGTTGTTTCCTGTTAGTGGAGTTTTTTCTACTGTGTATACCGCACTTCCTTTGTTTGTGGTAAATATACCATCATACACAAAAAGACTAAGTACAGCTTTTGATATTGTGCCAGAGCTAGGTGTTGCTTTTATAAAGAAAGGACTTCTTACGTTTATTTTAGTTGCCATTATTTAAGGTTTGGGTTTTGTTTCTCTAATTGTTCTTCAGCATCTAACAAGTAAGCATCTCCAAGTTCTTTGGTTATTATGTCCTGTTTATTCATAAATGATTTTGCTACATAGTCAATGCCTGGATAACCTTTTTTCATAAGTTTATCACTAACAGCAAAAGCGAATTGTCTTAATGATCTGTTGTTTCTTGGCACAATACCTTTTATACTTGCCCATTGCACCAAAGGTGCAATAGGTGCAAATTTACCAGGTCTTCTACCTTTGTCTACTACAGTGTCATATTCTGCTGTATTGAATACTCCAATCTTATTATCAGATGTATCTATTTGAAATGAATTTTTTAAATTGCCACTTGCAACTCTATTTTTAGCGACAATCTCTTTTGTCATATCACTAATAAGTTGTGTTGCTAATTTATTTAATGTGCCTTGTACTCTTTTTCCCATTAGCAAATACTTACTTCATTGTTTGGAAAAGACACTACTAAATCTACCGCCCATCCTGCTAGTTGATTTTCAAACCTATCTAAAAAAGGTGTTGCTGTTACATTTGCTTCTATTTGAAAAAGCTCACTGTAACTACTTCCCCTTCTTAGGTCTGAAATGAGAATGTTTGCTTCGGCAAGTAGGCTGTTTAGTATGTCGTGTAAATTATTGTTTCCGTAAAACTCATCTTCTGTAGAAGGGTCTCTGTTGTCATCTACAATGTCAAGTAGTATTAGGTTTATTGTAAGTTCTAGTTTGCGTTCTAAGAAAGTTACGTTTCCTAAGCCAATGTGTCCTAAAGGAAATATATCTGTCTTGTTTAGGTTCACTTCAAACAAATCACCAAAAGAAACTGTTTGTATTGTTTCTGATGCTCTTAGTTTGTCTTTTATTTTATCTAATACTTGATATACCGCTCTCATTGTTTATATGCTTTTTTAATTTGACTTGCTTCTAAATCATTTTTCTCTTTCTCAAACTCTAACCACATCATACATTGGTGTATGTTAATATATGTAACTTTTTCAATTCGTTGGACAGATCCTTCAGCAAGTGCATATATTGACTGATACCATCCCCACTTTTTTCCGAAGGAGTCTTCGCTTGTTGCTGGACTATTCCGTCTGTCTGTTTTTGTAAAGAGCGAAGGGTAGCTCTCAGTAATTCTCTCCCTAAATTGTAAAAAAAAACCATAGACCCTAAAGCAACAGTTACAGGAGAATCTTTCATTATATCTGCATATTTATCAGACCCTTCATATTTTTCTATTTCATAAAACTCACCCTTGCCAGCAACTATCGGTCTGTACATAACAGCCAAAGCTCTATGCATCGTATTCCAGTCACTTATGTATTTTTCTAAATCTACATATTCTCCAAGAGTCATCTTGTCCATATTCGGCATAAAACCAAATTCAACTGTTTTTCCCTTTGGATCTGTCATTGTAAATCTTCTTTGTAATATCGCTTTTTCCGACATAATAGAAAGTATGTGAGTTACCACACCATTCAATTCATTGATAGGCAATTCGTATGCTTCCTTGAGTGTTATGTCGCAAAATATTTCTAGTATCTTGATTCTTACAAAATCTTCTGCCAATTCTTCTTTAGCATTGTCTTGAACTATTTTCGCATACTTCTGATACTTGTGTAAAGGTATATCTGCCTGCGTTGCAGGAACTGATAGTTTTATTTTTTTACTCATATATATATAACTTATTGTGTTTAATAATGTACCAAGCGGTAGTTAAATGTTAAAGTTTTGTTAAAATTAGCTTGAAAATACAACAAAGTCAAAAATAATCAGTTATTTATATGTATATAAACGTGGATGCATCCCAAATGCAGACACGTATATCCACTGAAGGAGATTATACTATATACAATATTTCATTCAAAACATATAAAGTGGCACGGCTAAGTGTATTTAGATAATACTGTATTATATACAAGTTTAGGGTCGTGCTTTGAAAACACTCCCCTAAACATCTCTATAAAAACAAATAAAAATTAACACATCTAGACCTAAGCTAATCTTCGTTGATTTGATTAAAGATGGGTACTTACCTTAGGAAAAACGCATTTTACGTAAGTAAAAGATACGAAATATATTTTACATACACAAATTTTTTATGTTAAAATTTTGTTAAATTTTACAAAAACGGATCCTGTTTTTTTCCAGGTTTCTAAAGTTATATATTGATTTTAGGCAAAAAGATATTGCAGGAATCCTGCAAACCAGGTCAAAAAGATATAAAAAAAAAGGCGCGTTATTTTCATAACGCACCTTTAACACATTTTCAGTGTTTTAACTATTTTACATCATTCTGAATTTTTTTTTATATTCAACGCCATAACCATTGTTTATAAATAATATTTCGTATTGATAAGTGTCTTTTATATCATTTATAAAGTCTTGTTGTTCCTGGTATGTATCAAAGATCTTTTTTTGCCAATAATATTCTTTTACTTTTCTTCTTGCCTTAGCGTGTTTGATGTTGTTTAATATTCTTGCTTTGCTTGACATAATATTTTACTTAAATTAATAATTTGTATTTATAGATTATAAAAAAAAGCGCATGACGCGCTTTTTTGAATTAGTTCATATTTTGAATCACGTGATCCAGGATAAAAATTCCCATTACTATATAAATTGAACTTATTGAATAAATTATTAACTTTTGTGTTTTTGTTTTCATTTGTTTGTTTTTAATTGTTTTACTTTGTAAATATACGACTTTTTTTTCTATTCCAATGTTAAGCCAATGTTAAGAAATTGTTAAGAATTTACATTTTTTAATTTATTGTTTCTGGTATCAAAAATTCGTTTTGTATATCCTTCTTCTTTTCTTTCACCTGTATAAGCATTTATTGAAATTCTTTTAGCTTTTATTAAATATTCATATTGATTTAATTTTTTAACTTTAAAACTTTTCATTGTTTGATTTAATGACTTCATTGTTTTTCTATTAAAAAATTCTGGTGCGGTGTATTTAGTTCTTTTTTTTATTTCGTATATAGTCATAATCCTGATTTTTTAAGAAAGTATTTATATACTTCCGGTATATGTTTTTTATAGTATGGTTGTTCTGATGCGACCCATCTTTTAAGACTTTGTTTGTCCGTAAACGGTGCATATTGATCAAATAATGGTTCTATATCGTCAATAAAATCACCAACAGTCCATCCTTCCCATATGTGTTTGTCTCTTGAGTTTTGCATTTTATTATTTATTAAGATTAATATAAAAAATTTAAGTCAATATTATACTTTCTTGCCAGCTTTAAACAATGGAAAGACATATGATTCCAATAATTTTCTTCTATTTTTAAATATTGTTTTTCTGTTAGTTTGTCTGTTTCGTGAACTCTTTGTGCAAGTTTTCTAACGTCAGACCAATGATAAGGAAGATCCAACGGAAGACCTTGCAACCAATGCGAAAAACGTTGTTGTAAATTTGGCCACCTCAATTTGTTGTTTTTATAATTATATTCCTTGTTAAATCTTTTTACCATTGTTTGAAGTTTTTCTTTTTTTGTACTGCCTTCAAGATCTTCAATGGAATTAAATATTTCAATAGATATATTTTTTAGATATTGTTTTGTGTTTGTTTTCATTTTATTATTTGTTTGTTTTTAATTTGTTTACACAAATATAAAAACGTTTATCATAATCAATGTTAAGAAATTGTTAAATAAATGTAAACAAAAAAACTTACTGCTTTTAGCAAAAACCTACTGCGTTTAAGAACCTACTGCGTTTAAGAACGTACTGCGTTTAATAATTTATCCAATGAACCAATGATCTTTTTTATTTTTAGATTCGTTCAATAAAAAATTTTCCATTTCCGCAATTTGTGAATCAAGAATTTTTTTATACGGACTTATGTTGTGTAAGTTATTTTTAATATCAATCATTAAATCTTTACAATCTTCTACAAGTTTTATTGTTTCATTATTTACCATATTATAAATTAAAATTAATTCCGTTTGCTTTTGCTTGTTTCAGTGTTTTTAGATTTATCATTCTAAAAGCTTTTTTTCTCATATCGTATGCGATCATTAAACCTTTGTCACCAGGATTAAAAGACATTCCCACGCCTTTTACGCCTTTTTTGACTTTTCGTCTAAATATACCTTTTCTTATCGTTCCGTCTTTTTTTACAAAAGTGGCACTAAAGATCTTTCCGTTTTCTATTTGTTCTAAAAATATTTGTTTGTTCATTGTATTGTGATTTTAATTTTACCATTTTTCATTTCAAATCTACCCTTTTTGGATAGCTTTTGAATATTCTCTGCATCTGTTTTATTATAACCCATTTTTACCAGGACACTTTTTAAGCTGGGTAATTTACTCATCATCAAAACTTTTATTGCTATCGGCAAAGTCAATGACTTCTTCGTAAATACTTGGGTACTCTCTTTGCGTATATTCAATAAACCTTTCAGCAATGTAAGAATCCTTAAGTTTTTTAATATGATCATCCATTTTATATAATTTGTCTACGACTTCATCATATAATTTATTTGCTTGTTTATTACTAATGTCACTTAGCATTGAAGCAATTAATATTGATATTGCTTGCTTACGTTGATATTCTGGTTGTTCTGCAATGTGTTTTATCGCACTTTTTGTTATTTCTTCCATTATTTCTGTAATTTAGTTTTTTTCATTCCTTGATAATTTGCGTTCCAAATGTTTCGCAGGATCACCATAGAATCAAAATTATTATTTGTTTGTTTTGTCTTTTTTTGTTTCTTATTTGTTTTCATTATTTAATATAATTACATTCTTAATTTAACTTGTTCATATACTTCGTTTGCCATTTGTATTGAAGCCTTGCCAAAGTCTTCATTGACTCGTTCCATTATAATTCGTGCAACAACATAATCTATTATGTCTTCCGCACATTCTATTACTTTATCTTTTTTTCTCATATTTTAATTTTTAATTATTATTTGTTTTCATTTCTTTATTCTCAATTTGTATTTATTAATGTGTTCATTTCTTCATTCCAACAATTGATCATTGTTTCTGTATCAATTATTTTATCACCTGTTTGTTCACAAAAAGTGTAACATACTTCTACTTTTATATATTTCATTTTTAATTATTATTTGTTTTCATTTCTTTTGTTTAACTCTTGTTTAATTTTTAAAGCTGTATACATACACTCTTCCAACTTGGTTAAAAGTTGTACATAACTCATATTATATAAGTCTTTGTCTCGTATCATATTTAATAAATTTTAATTGTTGTCCATTCTATATCAAAAGAAATTAACTCTTCGTGTTCTTCTTCGTCTCTGTCAGAATTGTTATCTATCAACCATTTGTCAGGATCATTTGTAATGTCAACAATGTAAGTATGACCAACGTTGTCCGTAAATCTAATTATTGCTACTTCCATATTTATTTGTTTTTAATTATTTTTTCGTTTAAAATATCTACTTGATATTCTAATTGTTCTATATAATGCATAAAAGATTCTATATAATACACATCATCTTCTTTTAGTTCTTCTAATCTATAACCATTAAAATAATTAAAGCCTTCATCAACTTTATCTAATAATACCTGGTTTTTGTCTTTGTTATTGTATTTTAAATTACTCATTTTATTTGTTTTAAAAAATTATGATCCAAACATACAAAAAATATTTTATTGTCTAATGTTAAGGAATTGTTAAGAAATCGTTAAGAAATGGTTAAGCAGGAAAAAAACCTATTGCGTTTAAGAGTATGGCAACCTACTGCGTTTAACGATAAACCTACTGCGTTTAACGAAGTGTGTAAGATCCTTTGTTTCTGTTTGTTAAAACGTATTGAGACGCGTATCTAATTGCATCAATGCAGTGATTCCATTTATCTACTGGTTTGGTCTGACCTTTGGTAGCCCAAACGTAGTTGTTTAGTTCTTTGATTAGTTCTTTTGAGCCTGGGTCTACAATGAGATCGTAGTCCTGGAGAAGTGCGATACCAGACAATATAGACCCACTGCGTTTAACGGTCGGTCTTAGATTCGCACCTTTTAATTTTATTTCTTTGATAAGTCTTGGTTCTGAAGAATCAGAGATAATCAAACTTGGTCCTGCATATCTAATATTCTGGTCGGCAATTTGCGTGGTTGACATACCAACCCTACAATACATCACTTTTATAAAGATACGCTTATTTCCTTTGTCAATAGATAGCTTTACTAAGGTTGTAGGATCAACAGAGAAACCAAAGTCTTGTCCATATATAATCTCATAGTTATCATTAAAATCTCCTACTCTCCAATTTGTAAATATGACACCTTCTTGTTTTTCCATCCACCCACCAAGTATTTGGTGTGTGTATTTCTCTGGTCTTCTTCTGCGTATATCTGCTATCTGTTTTAAAAAAGAATCAGAAAGATTGTCTACATTGTCTAAGTAAGTTGTGTGTATGTATGTTATTCCTTCTTTGATGCCGTTGAATCCTTCAGGTATATCTCTGTTTGCGTAAAACCTGTTCCATATCCAATGTTCTTTTGTTGTAGGATTCAGGATAAGAATTACCCTATTGAGTTTAGTTTTCACACGAACGGATTGGTCAATTTTATCAAAGGTGTCTTCATCAGTCAGTTCTTCTGCCTCATCCAATACAAAGGTAGTTATTGCGTTTAACGATTTGAGTGAAGCTGTTTGATTCCCAGAAGCAGTTCTTATTCCTTTGAAGAGTATACTTGAGCCTGTCTTTACATTTGTTATTTCGTCTTTGGTAATACGGAAGTCTTCTACTACTTCCATTATTTCTAACTTTTCTATAAACTCTGGGATGATAGATGATGAAGCGGACACCATTGTGTATCTTGTAAACAATATCTTGTGTCCTTTTTCATAAGTAAGAAGCAGTAAAAATACATTAACAGCGAAGCTCTTACCAGACCCCCTACCACCTGTTGTCAAGAAATACCTTGAAGTATTTCCAAACGACTTATACTTTTCATTTAGATTTGGTACTTTCATCTTTAGGAGTTATGTCAATCACATCTTCTTTTTTGTCTGTACCAGGAAATATATTTACGATAGAAAAGTCTATATTCTTTGCTTGAGCAAGAGCATCTGGATTGTCAAGGGCTTTACCATAAATATATTCAATAACCATTTTTCTGTCGTATTGTGAAGACTCTGCTTTCTGAGCTACCATTTTCCAGAAGTTTGCTTCAGAGCCATATACTTCTTCTATAGCGTTTGTAGCCAATATCTTAGATCTATTTTTCTTTGCTCTGTTGAAGTTTGCAGGAGTTGCCATAGTCTTTCTAACAAGAGCATCACCACGTTTTGCTCCGTTGTTCTTACGACCATCGGTCTTCTTCATATATTTACGTTCTCCTTTTTGTTTACCCATAAACAACTTGCTTTATTCTTTTTGCTACTGCTTGTACAACATCAACAGTCACTGCGTTACCACACATCTTGTATCGTTGGCTATCACTTATTTTTCCATTAGTACCTTCTTTAGTCCAATCATCAGGAAAACCTTGTAAGCGTTCACATTCAATTGGTGTTAGTCTTCTTATTTTAGTTGACTTTATAATCGCTTGATTGCAAGTTGCTATCTCATAACCTTTGGTAGTTGCTGAGTTTATTTTAATATAATCAGCGTCTGATGGGTTTTTTGCATACCCAGCAACAATGGTGCTTGCAATATTTTTATTTTTTAAACTCCCCCTTTTATCTATAATATCTATTTCTTGTGTATTGAGTTTACGTTTAATAATGTAACTTCCACTTGATTCTGCCGCTCTGTATCTTGTTGTAATTGTACAGGTATTTCCTTGTTGTTTTTGTAATTCATCAATTTGTTTATTGTTTTTTCCGATAGGAAATATTTGTCCTCCACTTCCCTTTGCAATATATCCGACAAGGTAGATTCTCTCTCTGTTTTGTGGTAAAAACCACTTTGTATTAAGCAGTTGCCATTCAAGTCTATAACCCCCAATGTTGGTAAACGCTTGCAAGATTGCCGTAAAGTCTTTGCCATTGTTTGATGAGAATGTTCCTTTAACATTTTCCCAGACAAAAACACTAGGTCTCTTTTCTCTGATGAGTCTAATTGCTTCACTGATAAGGCTACTTCGTTTACCTTCAAGCCCTTTACGTTTTCCAGCAATGCTAAAGTCTTGACAAGGACTTCCGAAAGTGATAAGGTTGATGTTTGGTAGGTTTCTTCCGTAAACATCTGTAACTGATCCGACATAATTACTATTTTTAAATCTATGTTTATATACTTGAATTGCGTATTTATCTATTTCACTAAAGTAAGAATTTATCTTGAATCCAGCACGCTGAAATCCTAAATGGAATCCACCTATTCCTGAGAACAAGTCTAAATGATTAATTTTTATATCTTTCATATATTTTATCATACAATCCCCATATGGCATCAGACCATTCTGTTTTACCATAAACGATTGTTCCTCTTTTTATCTGACCTTTATAATCTATCTCTACCATATATCCACCTTCTACAACAACAGGATATATTTTATATCCGTTGTTGATACAATAACTTTGTGCAACTCTGTTTCTAGGTGGTTGCGAAAGTTTCGTAAGCACCGATAATTTGCGTTTGTTGGTTTTTCGGTTCAATACTAAATCCTTTAATCATAGCTTCTATTCTCACTTTTGCTAGATACATTTTATCATCTGGAATAGATTCTAACATATCAACCAGTTCTTTTATACGTTTGTTTATAGGTCTGGTTGTCTTTAATTGTAACTCAAGGTCTATTATTTTGTTTTTTAAATAATCTATCTGAATGTCCTTGTCGTCAAAGTCTTCATAGTTAGTGTCTATGTTTAAGAATATCTGTCTACACTTTCTAAACAATTCATAATTGTATTTGTTCTTTACAACATCTCTGTCAAAGTTCTTCAGTGAATGTAGTAGTGTTGCGTGATGTTTGTCAAGATACCTTGCAACATAGGATATATGTCCGTGCATCATTCCTGATATAATTAAATGGTCTATTCCAAGTCTATAAAATATACTTCTTGCAATAACGTTTTTATGGCTTTTATTCTTGTTACGAATCTTAGCACGAGTGACTTCGTCTACGATTCTTTCTAGTTTGATTAATATGTTTGATTTGTCATTCATTTTTTAGTCTAAATATATAATTGGTTAATGCTAATGTTGTAGATATTTCACACGCCAAAAGTATGCCTTCGCACTCTTCGTAATACTCCAAAGATGCAAACAGATCTATACTTGAATAAAGCTCGGGAAGTGTAGCTCCTGAAATAATATCATTGCAAGTAAGTGCAAAATATTCTTTCACAACAGGAGTTCTAAAATCCCACTCCTTCAATATAATTTGCAATAGCTTCGCCAACCTTCTGTTCGCCCTGTCGTAAATCATCTGGAGTTGCATCATAAGTTTTGACCTTTAGTGTAGTTTTGTCTACAATAACAAAGGTAAATTTTTTTTTGTTAAATACTTTACAATAAATATATGCTTGCATATCATATCCATAAACATCCATATTGTATTGCCAAGAATCTATGTCTGATGTTGTTTTTAAATCTACAATGGTATCACCTTGTATACAGTCTGCTTTTGCTCTAAAAGGGATGCCTTGCACATAATCAATGCCTGGTAATTCATATTGTCCACCATCAAACAGTGTTTTGGCAAGTGGATTGTTGTAAACAGCATTTACAATATTTTCTGCCCACGTTTTTTCTTTTGTAAGCATTATCTCTTTGTTTTGAAATTCGGGATTGTTTACTGCTTGTTTATACTCTTTGTTGCGTCTTGTATATACGTCAACAAAATGGTAGTAATCGTTTAGTTTGTTGTTCTCTAAAAGTGTAACGTGAATTAGTCTGCCGTCTCTTAGTGGTTTTAAGTTTTTGTCTAAAGGTTTGTTGTTTCCTAAATAATAATCTATACCTTCTAATAATTTTTTACAAGATGAAGAAGAAAGACTTGCTGTGTTTAAGTAACCATAGTAGAACGAGTTGTCTTGCATCCGACTCAAAAGGTCGTCTACAATCCAATCCGTACCATCCAATAGTTTAATCTCTTTCACCTTCTTCTTTCTTGTATCTATTTTGCAGTTTGGTTATTTCCTTTCTGTAGTGTTCTACAAGCAAATCATTTCTTTTAAGATATGCTTCTTCAAGTCTATCAACTAAATAAGTGTATGCCTTAAGAAATACCATCTTATTCATTGTTCTTTTCTTTTTCTAATTCTTTTTGTAGATGTGCCAAAGCTCTCCAAGCAACTTTTGCTGAGTGTCTTATGTTGTCATCATCAATTCTACCTGCTTCAAGTAAGTGTCGCATAAGTGCATCAAGCTCGTCACCAGACTTGCTTCTATCCCAATGCAATGGTTTGCCTGGATTGTGTTGCTCGTTTCCTACATAAGATACTTTTGCTAACTCTTTTATGGCATCAGGAAAATATTTTATAACACCTGAATAGACAGGTATTTTTTTTCTGTCTTCTTTTTCTTCAAAGAACTCATCCATATAAAAGGCAAATGTGTCGGTTTGATTCCATTTCATAGTTTTTCTGATTGTTTTATGTCTATGTAAGATACTTCTTTTTCTACTCTACTCCTAACAGAAAATTTAGTAGTTGCAGGATTTCTGTTATTGATTTCCCAATCAACTGTAGTGTATAATAAATTAAATAAGAATATACCACTTGGAGTACTACACACATAAATAGGAGTGTCGTTATGATCTTTGCAAGTTTGTAAGATTGCATCATATTTTTTCTTTTCAATAAGTAACGTATCATAATGTTTGGTTCTGCATTTAAGTTCAATTCTATGTTTTTCTGATGGTGAGTAACAATCCCATCTGCTCATTTGTCGTCTTGCTTTCACAAGGTCAGGATACCTATTATGTTTAAGAAAGTCGTATAAATGTTGCTCTTTACTTATAAGTCTCATACAATGCTTTTATTGGTTTTAGTATACCACTAACAAAACAAGAGCTACAGCTTGTAGATGTTTTCTTTGCTTTAAATACTCTGTTATAAATACCAGTCATTTTTTTTACTTCCCAAGCTCTTAGTGTTTGCTTATTACTATCAATGATTTCTTTAACGAAAACATATTCATCTTCTGTAAAACATTCTGGTGCATTGTAGCTAAATTTTTTGTTGAGTATTTCTTTACGCTCGTCACAACCACAATCTTCTCCAGCCAAAAACTTTACTGCTCTTTTGATTCCTGTTGCGGTAGTTATCTTCTCTACAGTATCGCCAAGTCCTTTGGAAGACTTGTCGTACTTTGCTTTCCATTGTTTGTATGCTTTGGTTCTTTTATCTTTTGGTGGTTTCATATTCTATCATAATCTTCATTGAAAAAATCTTCTATGTCTTCTTTAAATTTTTGTTCAATAATTCTTCTGTAGTTTTTGCAAGAGTTATATATACTCGTAAGTGAAATCTTTGTATCTTTAGCAATATCCCTAAGAGACTTATTAGAATAATAGTATAGTTTGAATAGTTTCTGATCGTACCAGTGCCAGGTAGATACTTCGTTGTCAATGGAGTTATAAATTCTTTCATAAGCGATCTCCATAGCTTCATTGTGTCTATCTTGTTCTGGGTCTTGTATAAAAGAATTGAGTAGAAATCCATCTTCTGTGTGTGTGAAATTTTTAGGATTTTCTTCACGCTCTTTTCTTTTATAATCGTAAAACAGATTGCGTAGAGTGATATATATAAAGTAAGGATTGATTTCGCCATTTTTTAGTATTTTTTCTGGTTTGTCTACATATTTATTTAATCTAAGATACATTTCTTGAACAAGGTCGTCTGCAAGAAAATTATTTTTACAAATACTCCTTGCCATATTTATCCATTCTTTATGTCTCTTTGTTAATATCTCTAGCATAATAAAAAATAGTTATACCAAAAACAAGTAACAAAATTTGAATTACAATATATTTTTCAGGCTCTTGAAAATTATCTTCTAAATAATCGTCTTTAAGGTTTACACCAATGACAATGCCATATATTGGAAAAAAGGTTATTCCAAACATAGTTAAGTTGTTTTACTTAATATAGCAATTTAATTTCTATGCTTGGCTTTATGCCATAAGTTTTTTTCAACGACCTTACTTCAACTATGTTTTGGTCTTGTTCAAACACAATTCCTTCAAGTGCATCTATAAATGCTTTGTTAAGATTATCAAGCAAATCAGGTTTTGTGGTTTTTTGTGGGTTGCTTAGTCGTTTCTTTTTAGACATTGATACAGGATAAGCAAAACAATAATGTAAATATTCTATAACAATGGGTGTTCCTGCTTTTATTATTTCAAAGTCATTTGGTAATTGTGAAGACAATTCCCAAGCTATGTCTTTTTTAAAGTCTAATACTTTTTTTGGTGTATAAGATATGCCGTTTCTACCCATTCTAAAAGATTGGTGTGGTGTTGGTATTACATCAAAACGGAGTGTCAATTCTGAGTATGTCATCTATTTTATTAATTATATGTGGTGTTCCAAAATTATCTACTTCAAAGCTAAAGTCTTCAAATGGATATGACCTACTACGTTTACATATAACATCTACAATGTCTTGATTGTCTTCTCTTACTGTAAGTTGTATTTGTGTTTCTGTTTTCTTTTCTAGAAACGAACCCAAGTGTCCTGTAGGTTTGACACTATTAAAATTACTATGTATTACAACCATAATATGTATGTTATATTCTTCTGTCCAACGCATAACATCTTGAACAATAGCAGCCGATTCTTTTATATCGTTTACATCAACGACAAGATCTGCTATACCATCTATAATTACAAAACCAATTTCATCTTGATATTTTTCCAAATACCACTCAATAAACTTAGTTCTTTGTATTGATGACAATGTCCTTAAAGACATTGTATCATAACAATCTCCTGTATACTCGGCTATATCTATAACTCTTTTAAATACTTTTTGTGCGTGATATGTGCCTTGTTCAGTATCAAAATGTACAAGTTTTTTATTGTTCCTATGTCCTAATATGTCGCCTGTATACTTTGTTTTATCAGCAAGATAAGCACCTGCAATCATAGATATGAAGAATGTCTTTTTGCTTTTGGGTGGTGCTTGTACAAAGCTAAAGTTACCATAAGTACCTATTGCATTATGATATGTATTGTCTTTTGTATTGTAAGTACCATAGCTAATAGCTACAGGCGGATATTCTATTTCATCGTTTGGGTCAATGGTAAGTTGACTCCGTAGGTCTTCATATTTTTCGTCTAATGTCATCTCTTATAAATTTAGTAAAAAAAAGGGCGGCTTTTACACCGCCCTTCAAACAAACAAAAGAGACAACACTAGAACTCTAAATCAGAGCCTAGAGTTTCGGCAGTAACAGGTTCTTCCAAAGACTTTGCTGTTACAATTTTATTATCTGTCCAAATTACTTTACCGTTTCCGCAGTAATCTTTTTTTGCTTTGCTTTCTCTTTCTTCTTTTGTTTGTGAATAGAAAACAGAAGCGTTTTGTCCGAATTGTGACAACTCATCTTGAGTTGAAACAATTAGATTTAAGTATTGACCTTTTGCAAGTTTTTCTTTTTTTATCTTTTTAAGGTCTATTGATATTTCAGTTAATGCTGCCATATTATTTATTTTGAAGTTAATTTAATTTTAACGGCATCAGAAATAAAATATTTCTGTTGCACTTTTTCTAAGTCTCCCCCATTTTTTAAATAAGTAATTATCTTATCTAATTCTTTAGAGTTTGCTTTTAGTATCGGCTTATTGATATTCAATGTCTTGCCGTGATTATTCGTAGCATCTGCATCTTTGGTGTCGTCAATTAAGAATAAACCATTGAGTGCATATTTACGTGCATAAGAAGAAGAAGAACCAAATGATTGAGATATGTCCATACCTTTTCTATTAGGATCTACTCCAGCTTGAGCAGACACACTTACAGAATCTTTTCCGTTTGTAATCGTAGCTGTTGCTTGGATATACGGAATATTTTCATCTACAAATGTATCTGTTATCGTAAGAACAAGTTCGTGTTCTTGAAGAAGTGGCTTGACAGCTTCTAAGATGTCTTCGCAACTTCTGTAGTTGTATTTACCAAAATTGTTTCTTTGGTTTTTAGGTGCTTTCAATCTCCCTTGAATAGCTACCAGTTTGTTTGTTAGTGTTGACATACTGCAAATATATAAATTAAATTTGATTCATATATTGTTCCGCTTGTAAATCTATTGTGAGCTTTTCAATTTCATTGTCTTTTTCATAAGATTCTATTCTTAGTTTCTTATTATTAAATTTTATTTCTCTAAGCTCTATGTGTAGTCCAGCTACATAAATAGCAATCTCATTCAATGATTTCACGACCTTTGGGTCGTGGCCTTTTAGTGTGTTGGCTATTAAATCAAAATTGTTGTAAAAGTTTATTTCTTGTGTTGCATCCATATTTTAAATTTTATTCAGCTAATATATATAAAAATTATTATATACAAATTTATTTGTATGTAATAATATATATAATATATAATATAATATCTAATTTAATATTAAAAATATAATATAAATATAATATTGAATATAATATACAACAGACGTGTTAAAACGTCTGTTATATTTGTCCACGTCTGCCTAAAAGACCTTTTTCACCCTGCATTGCAAATTCAAATATTGCATCTGCTTTCATATCGTCATTGTCTACATACAAATATTTTTGATGTATACCTATGCGTGTAAAGCCTGCTTCCAGCAAGGCTGCTATGATACGGTATCTTTTATAAGAGTTTACACATAAGATTACTGCTGCTCTGCCAATTAGGTGTGACGAGTTTTCAAGCTCGTTGGTTCGGTGTCTACATCCATAAGATATATAACCTTTTAGTATGGTAAATTTAAGTTGTGCATATTCTCTTGCCTGATCTAACATCTGTAAAAAATGTCTGTCCATATATCTAAAACCTGTAGATTTCTGTTGAGAGAACGGACAATCAAATTCTTCGTACTTGAAATGTTTTAGCTCGTGTATACCCACTGCGTTTAAGAATTACCCTACTGCGTTTAATTACAGTTTCTTGGTCTTTTCCCAAGACCTTCCTACAAAGTATGCTCCGTAGACTGTTACAAGTAGTGTTTGAAATATGGGTATGTACTCTTTTTGTATTGAAAATCCACCTATGTTACCGTCTGTAAAAGACAGTGCAGTAAAAATTACTGTTAAATAAATTAAAACAAGTGGTCGTATGTTTTTTGACAGGAAAGAATCTGACTTCATATCAGACTGCCATCTTGCAGTTACCTGGTCTTGTGCGTTTTTATCTGCTTGTTCAAGCAACTGCTGTAGCTTTTGCTTGGCTTCTAAGCGTTCTTCTTCGCTTGTGTGAAGGTTGTCTATAACTTTTCCGACATCGTTTATTAAACCGCCTGTAATAAGGCTTATTAGCTTCTTCATTAGTATGTCCAAATTACGTTTTGTGCTTTTGAAGTGTCAATATCTATATGTAGAAAACTACTTGACACACCAAAGCGTGTTATATTGTGTGTTACAAATAAATTAATTAAATCATATCTGTCTCTTGAGTTGTTACACTTTATATCTACAGCAAGCCCTTTAATGTGTGAACTATTTGGTGATGACTTGCCTAAAGAATCGTTGTGTTCTTGGCTTCTATAACCTGAGTTTATAACAATCGGTTTACCGAACTTTTCACGAACTAAATCTAGTATGTTTAATAATTCTTGACTCATATACATTTTTCCACTACCTGGTAAATCTGGTGAGTCAAACTCTTTGTAATCAAAATATTTCAAAATTGTGATGCTTTATTTATGTTGTTTATATCTTCTTGTAATTCTTCTAAGTTTGTAGGTAGTAGTAAATCTAAACCTGCTTTGTAAGATTTCTCTAATACACCATTCTTAAATATAAGCAAAGATGGTGTCATTCTTATTCTGTACTTTCTCTTTGCAAGTGGTGATTTTACAATATCTACTCTATAGTATTTTGCATCTTGTATTTGTTGCCACTCAGCAAAACAA